GTGACAGTATTAGCTCTTGCTACTGCGGGTGATAACAGGGCTAAGAGAAGAATTAGTTTCTTCATGTTTTTGGTTTGTCGTCTTTTGACTTTTTGTTACCTGTAGATAGCCCAAACGTAGCTAGGGCTCCAGTAAAGATCGAAGCAACGAACGTGATGTCCGATGATGCTCCAGTCTTTTTGACCATAGGTAACTCTACGTAGTTTAGTGTAATGATAAAACCAGACCAGATAACTACGCCTAGACGCACCATGGCTCCTAGTATTTGCATCTGTTCGTCATGGTCATCTACATTCTCTTTGATTTTTCTGAGGATGCCTTTCTTTTCTGGCGGTTTTGTTTCCATTTGTTTATCTTGCCTTGTAAGAACTTTTGTATTTTATCTTTCAACGCATTGATTACAGGTTGTGTAACAGTCGCAGCTGCTACAGCAGTTACAGCAGTAACCGATGCAGCGACTAAGACTTCTTGCGATGGTAAAGTGATACTAGGTAAGGGTGGAAAGTGTATTTTTGGTGGTGG